GAAGATATTACTTTTCACCCAACTTACGAAGCTAAAATGTGGCGATGGTTAAGAGAAAGAAATCCTCTAGATTATGATGATAAAACAGCATTTTGGATAGTAGGTAGTGCTGCTGATACTAAAATAGTAGAACCTTTTTATACGGAGATAGATTGATGGTTATTACAACAAGTAAATGGAAAATATTAAATAAATATGATTTTGAATTATTGCCAGGAGAACCTCAACAAATGCCAGATGGTGATTACAGTTATTATCAATACTTAAATAAAAGGTGGCAAGAAACAGGTAAAAATGTTTTATGTCAAGAATTTTTATTATCTCCTCATAAAAGAAGTAAAAATGCTAATGATTTAATCGTAGCTGAACCATTCGGAGGATGCGGTGTATTTTCTATAGCTATTCAACATCTGTTGAAACCTATGCATCATTTTATAGGAGAGTTAGATGAAGATTGTGTAAGACAGTTATATTTCTGCACTTCTTCTTATCCAGGAGTTACAGTTCACCAAGAAGATGCTCATGAAAGATTAGGAGTTTTACCTGCAGATATTTACGTATGTGATTTTCCTTTCTTCACTTTAATAAAACATAGTGAACAAAACATGTGGGTTAAAGAAATGGAAAGAATGGTTTCTCATGAACCTGAAGCTATTATTATAACTGATGGTTCAAGTTGTAGATGGCATTTCACTGCAAATAATTTAAAGAAAAGAGGATACGATGTCAATCATCATCGAGAAAGTTATGCTAAAGTTTTTGACAAATACTTTAAAGAAAAATATAATTATAGAGTAACTGCTGTAGCTTATCATGGTACATGTTTTTATATTAAAATACAACCAGCAAGATTGTATTTAGATAAAATAGCAATTAAACATATACCTGCAGGAGTAGGTATCAATGGGTTAAGACCGCAATGAAAAATTATAAATTAACAGAAAATAGAAGAGAGTATTTTGATGCTCTTTACAAATTAAATTTAGAATATGGTATTATGCCTGGGTTGGTTTATTTATATATGCCTTCATTAGCTAAGCATTATTCTTGGAACAATGAAGATAAATTGTGGTTTTCTTTTTTAAATGGTATGACGCAAAACCCAATAACATCAATTCAATTATTAGAACAGTTACCTAAAGTTCCTCCCGCTGGAGCAACTCTTTCTAAATTTAATAACTGGTTTAATGATAATTGGGATATTTTAAAATATGATACTGATAGAAGATATCAAAAGAAAGATACTGTTGATGCTATTAAATCTTATGCTCAAATTTTATCTAATTATTCTTCTCAAGAAAAAATGCTTACGAATAATTATAAAGAACTTTGGAACTTAGTAAGTAATAATTATAATTCTTTTGGTAGATTATCTTCATTTAGTTATTTAGAATATGTTTATTTAAATGGTTTCGGTGCTGACTGTGATAATTTATTATTTGAAGATAAATCTGGAAGCAAATCACATCGTAATGGTATGATGATTTTACATGGAGCAGATAATTTTGTTTGGGATAAAAGAGCCAGGAATGAGTTTACTGGAGAATATCCTGATTTCAAAAAAGTATGTTCTTGGTTAGATGAAGTTGCTACTCAACATTTAACTGAGTTTAAAAATAAACATCCTGATATTTCACATGTAGGTAATTTTACTTTTGAAAGTAATTTATGTACATTTAAAAATCATTTCTTTGGCAGAAGATATCCTGGTGTTTATGCAGACATGGCATGGCAAAGAATTGAGTGGGCAGAAGAAAGAGGGATTGATACTTCTATTTTTAAAAATATAAGAGAAGAACATTTACCTGATTGGTTAAGAATTGAATGCTCTAATTTAAAAGTAGATATCAATAAATTTGGTTCATTGTTTCAAGAACAAGGAACACCATTTAGAGGAGATAAATTTTTATGTCAAATATAATACTTAGAATATGTGGAACTTTTGGTTCAGGTAAAACTACCGCAGTTAGAAAATTTTTAGAAGATTATCCTAATGAAATTTTATATGTAGAAAATAAAATAGCTGGTTATAAATTAGATTTAAAATGTGAAAATATAACTAAACCTATTTTTGTTATAGGTAAGTACGATAATGTTTGTGGCGGAACAGACTCTATGGCTACTCAACAATTAATTGCTGATAGAATAATGCAAGCACATCCTCATGGACATGTTATGTATGAAGGTGCTTTAGTTTCTGCTTCCGGATTAGGAGGTAAAGTGACTCAAGCAACTGAAGAAACAGGATGTACTGTTTATGCATTTTTAGATACTCCAGAAGATTTATGTATTGAAAGAGTTAAACAAAGGAGATTAAATGCTGGAAATGAAAAAGAATTTAATCCTAAAAATTTAATAGATAAATTTAAGAGTGTTGTTAATTGTAAAAAGAATCTTTTAGCAGCAAAATGCGCAGTAGCTGATTTAGATTATACTGACACGCATCCTATTTTATTAAATTTAATTAAAAATTTTGATCAAGGGAGATTTGAATGATACAAGATAGACCTTATAATCCGCCTACTGCTAACAATATTACTTCATTACGAGCTCTGTTATATTTTGTTTGGGAAAGAGAAGCTATTAGATTAGCAAAAGAGAATAGATATAATGGTGATTTAACTGATGATCCTATTTTGAAAAAATATAAATTTACTAATATCAGGAGAAAAGATGATCGTGTTAGTAAATGGATTATAAACAATATTATTCTTAATGTTGATATAAATGAAAACAGTTTATGGTTTACTTTATTAATTGCTCGGTTAGTAAATTGGCCACCAACTCTTCAACATCTTATTAATGGTGAAGGAAATATATTATTGAAAAATCCTTCTAGTTTTGATCCTAAAAGTTTTTCTTTAGCGATAGAAAAATTTAGAGAAACAAACTCTAAAGCATATTCTGGTGCTTATATGGTTTACCCTACTAAAAAAGATGTAGGTTCTGTTAAATCTTTATCTTTAGGAAATCATATTATTAAACCTGTTTTAGATATAGCAGAAGAAGTAGATTACATTTTATATACAGAAAATAGTATAGCTAAATTTGTTGAAATTTTATCTAACTGCTTCGGTATAAGTACTTTTATTGCTGGACAAGTAGCAGCAGATTTAACTTATTGTGAAGCACCGCTAAAAAATGCTTTAGATTTATATACTTATGCTCCAATAGGACCAGGAAGTTCTAAGGGATTAAATTATCTTTTGGGTAGAAAACCTTACGCAACTTGGAAACAAGAAGATTTTAATGATCAGTTACAGATGATAAATGAACAAATTAAAGATGAGTTAGAAATAACTGATTTAACTTTACACGATGTTCAAAATGTAATGTGTGAATATAGTAAATATACCAGAACTTTATTAGGGGAAGGTAAACCTAAAACTATGTATAGACCAGAGGAGAACTTTTAATGGAACTTAGAGTAGAAAATGTAAATGAAGCATTTCAAGAAATATTATGGAAATTTAAGGTGCTTGATCTTGAAACAGAAGAAACCAGAAATGGACCAGCTTTAGTTTATCCAGAAATGGTAACAACTATTTATAAGTTTCCTGATGAAAGAGTTTTATTTCACCCCAAAAGAGATGCTAATCCTATCTTTCATTTAATGGAAGCTATATGGATGATTGCAGGCAGAAATGATGTTGAGTTTGTAAATCAATTTAACAGTAATATGAAAAACTTTAGCGATGATGGAAAAGTATTCAATGCTGCTTATGGTCATAGATGGAGAAAACATTTTGGTACTGATCAATTATTAGATGTTATAAATTTATTAAAACAAGATATAAGTACTCGTCAAGCTGTTATTCAAATGTGGGATGTTGAAGATTTAGTAAAAGACACTTGTGATAAAGCATGTAATACTCAGTTAATATTTGACACCAGGAATAATAAATTAAATATGACAGTGTTTAATCGTTCTAACGATGTTTGGTGGGGAGCATACGGTGCTAATGCTGTTCATTTTAGTTTCTTGCAAGAAGTGATAGCTAGAGCTATTGATTATCCTTTAGGAGAATATAGACAAGTTTCTAATAATTTTCATCTTTATACTGAGTTATATGATGCTATAAGTTTATTAGATAACCCTCCTAATGAACATTCACACAACCCTTACCATAATGGAGAAGTTTCATCTACACCTATAATGGATAATAATGATTATGCAGGGTTTATTTTAGATTGTGAACAGTTTTGTAAAGATCCCTTTGGTTTAGCTAAGTTAGAAACTTATAAATTTAATCACAGTTTCTTTATGTCAGTAGCTCGTCCTATGGCTCTTATCTCATACATAAGAAAAAATAAAGATAATGACACTAAATATTATGATGGTATGCTTCAAGCTAAAAGCATAAAAGCACCTGATTGGCAAAGAGCATGTGTAGAATGGATAACTAGAAGAAATATGTTAGATGTTCCATTTTAAAATAATGAAAAATAAAACTTGCTTTTTAATAAAAAATAAACGATACTATACGCATAACTTATAAAGGAGAACTAACTAATGAAAGAGACACTTGAATTTATATTAAATGGAGCAGCAGTTAAAAGATTTCATACTGTTACTGTGCTTCATGAAGAAACAGTAGGGCATCATTCTCACAATGTAGCTATGATGTGTCTTTTACTTAATCCTCATGCCAGTAGAAATTTATTAATGGCAGCAATGTTTCATGATTTATCAGAACATAAAACAGGTGACATACCTTCTCCTGCTAAAAAAGAATATAAAATAACTGAGCAAGTAACTTCTTTAGAAAATGATTTAATGGTAAGTGCAGGTATACAGTTTCCTACATTAACTGAGCAAGAAGAAAGAACTTTAAAATTAGCAGATATAGCATCAGGTATGATTTACTGTATACAAGAAGCACAAATGGGTAATGTTAAAATGTTAAAGATATTAGAAACTTATTCAGGTTATGCTGCTTCAAAAGTTTTAGTAGATAAAGAAGAAGATTTATTTATTCATATTGAAGAATTACAATTAGAAGGATTATAAAATGTCAGCCAATAAAAAACAAATAGGCGGTAGTCATTATAAACATGACACTGGTGAAGAACATTGGGATCGTGTTGATAGATTAAAATTAAATTATTTTCAAGGATGTGCTACTAAATATATTGAAAGAGCATATTTAAAAGGTAAACCTGTAGAAGATTTACATAAAGCATCTCATTTTATTGAAAAATTAATTGAGATTGAGCAAGAAAAAGAAGGTGAGCCTACTTCCTCATATGTTAATCAAGACCCTGATCTTAAACATGCTTATACTCAATTACATTTATTTAATGAGGAAGATTAATGAATACTTGGGTTTTTGATACAGAAACATTACCTAACAGAACTTTACTTAGTGCTAAATGTATAGAAACTGAGGAGTGGTTTGATGTATGGAGACATGAAGAAAATTCAATAGATAAACTTTTAACATTTGTTAATAAACCTCATAATACTTTTGTAGGTTTTAACTCTTTATCGTTTGATAATATTGTTATATCTGCATTTTGTGCTGGAAGAAAAGAACAAGAAATAAAAAGAATGGCAGATGATATAATTAAAAATAGATTACCTTATTGGAAAGCATTTCCTAAATATCAATTGAAAAAATATTTAAAAGATCATATTGATTTAATTGAGGTTGCTCCTTCATTTGTAGGTTTAAAAGCATACGGTGCCAGAATGCATATGC